GGATCAATCTGGCTTTGGTCAGGCGGACAGGTATGGGCACCACAACAACAAGAACAGAGGAGCGCAGCGGAATAATGAACGAGATTGTACGCGTATCGGAGTTGGAACGGCAGCATGCTGCGCATCGGACTCGTTCGAAGAAACTTTGGTGTGGCCGGCTGGCAAGGCAGATCGCAAAGAGCCATCCGCTTCCCATGTGGAAGACCATGGAAATGGAATTCGATTGGCACGTTATGTTGTGGCGGGAGGTTTCTCTTGCCAGACAACTGGCGGCGATAGCCCAAGAGAATGCGGCTCTTCGAGCGTCGTTGCGCGTTGATACTCCATTCGGACAGGTCAAGAGGCGCCTTACCAAAGAAATAATTTTAGAGGTTCTGTCCTGTTATCCAGGAATCATCTGGGAGGACATCAAGTCGGGGCGTCGTGAGCATCGCATAGTTGTCCCCAAGCACCGTTGCATTTTCGCGGTGTATAGGCAGCGCCCAGACATGTCCCTCCCGCAGATCGGCAGACTTTTCGGCATGGACCATACGTCAATCCTATTTGTTATCAAAAAACAATTGGCGGAGGCCGGCGACAAGGATGCGGCAAAATGGATTGCCGGGAAAAGGAAGCGGGCACGAGACTGGCATAGAGATCACCACCCGGTTAACGAGGGCAAATGAATGGCGGCACATTGGCATTGCATCCGACTGCGCCCGGGCGCGGCTCAGATATCCAGGCAGGATCGGCGCTTAACTAACATCGAGCTCAGCCTGAACAGGGAAGGCATAGAGCACTATATGCCGATGGAACGCAAAGAGCTGATGCACCATCGCACGAAGATATGGGAAGACAAGCGTTACCCGCTGATCCCAGGCTATGCATTCGTCGCCAACGTGACGAATTGGGCAAAGCTGAAAGATTGCGATTTTGTAGCTGGCGTCCTCGGCAATTCTGAGTCTCCAATTCCAATCCCTGCTTCCAGCATAGAGCTAATCCGTCAGGCAGAGACCGAGATCGAGCAGCGTCATCAGGGGTATAAGTGGGCTCGATTGCAGCGGGAGAGAGAGAAGGAAGAGCGCAAGCGGCACATTCCCCAGTCCAAAGCCCGTGTTCTCTATCCTGCCGGCTCTACGGTCGTTGTCGACAAGACCCATTTCCTTCTCGGAGGCTACAAGGGGAGGGTAGTGGACGCCACCGGCCGGCAGACAATCAAACTTATGATCGAAACACTGAACGGCATCGTGGCTGCTGAGCTGTCCATGGTGCATCTGGAGAGGGTGGCATAATGGGATATACTGAGCTGAGCGTTAAAAGAATTGGCAAATTGATAAAGGAAGATCCGCCAAAGCATTGGACCCATTGGGACGAGGTTAAGCGAGAGGCGGACACTGAACTGGCAAAGGCGGCAAAAAACTCTGATAAGCCACCGATTGATATCAACGATATCACTTGAATTTCAACGCAAATCAGCTATTATCCGCTCAACGATTTGGCCTGTTGCTGAGCGGATTGTCGCCGGGGCCGCGCGGACGAAAGAGCCGCACGTTTAAAAGCTCGCCCAAAATTCAGGTTTCATTTCCCTACCGAAGGGACGGGATTCCCAGCTAGCATACCTGCCCATGCAACAGCATTCACCGGGAATGGAGCCGGTCGGTAGGGGGTGAATTCGAGGCGAATGCCGGCGAGACTACATGGATTGATTGTCTCGCCATTCCTTGTCGCCTCAAAGAGATCTGGAAGACAGGGGAAAGAGCGGAAGACGCTGAAGGCCCTGCGGGAGTGGTGGACAGCACCTGAGACCGGAGAGACTTACACTCCGCCGCCTTCCAGAGCCAATATGCCGAAAGGCAAACGAGATCGAGAAGCCCGAAAGGGAATAGCTATAGCCTAGCGTTCGGCGCGACCCAAAATCTCGCCGCTTCGGAGCAAAGCAGGCCTTCTCGATACCCATTCCTCGCAAGAGGATAGAAGACAGATCGCATAGCTCAACAGGATAGAGCGGCCGGCTTCTACCCGGCAGGTTCAAGGTTCGACTCCTTGTGCGTTCGCCACCGTCCAGTAGCTCGGACACTTTCGTTTCATTGAAAACGACCGCCGCAGGGATTTACCAACCTTGCGGCGGTTTCCACAGCCCAGCTCCGGTAACTCGGAGGCTGGGCGTTTTGATTCCTCGGAGAGAGTGATGGCTGACAACCGCGTTTATCTGCCGGCTTGCATCGCTCTATGGGCTGCCATGCTGGCTCTTCCGCTGTTTGTCCTCCCATACCTATTCCATCGCGAATTTGGCTATCCTTTCGGTGGGTTGCTCCCATGACCACCATCCCCTACACCCAGCAAGAGCAGGACAAGGGCTGATGCCGTGGTATAGGTTCATTTTCACCAAGCGTTGCTGGGAAGGCACGACAGCCGCTGAATACGCGATGCTGTTTATGATCAGCTTCGCCTTTACCACTGGTCTATTGCTTGTCGCGCTTCCTTGGTTGCCGGGCGGCGTAGTTGCAAATGTCGCTCTATCGCTTTGGGGCGCTCATTTTGCGGCCGTTTTCATTGCCATGGTCTTCGCTGACTAACATGCGCCCCACTCTCATAACCGCTGCAAAGGCAATCTGGTGCAAGATTGCCCATCGCGATGCCTTTGGTTTCCAAAGCGCGGGTAAGACTGAATGGCTGTGTGTCGACTGCTGCCGCAAATGGACAACCGACGATGCGGTTGAAGCCGTTCGTAAAGACGAGATCCGCCGCACAATCCGATGCGCGCTCATATATGGCGCTATAGCAGGCATCGCTTTCTCCATATGGGCTGTTCATCAAGTGGTGTGGGGATAGCCGTAGAAAATTCATCCCGGCGTACGCGCCCTGAATAGAAATAATATTCTAACCAGCCGATCAGAAGGCACGGTAAATGAAAACAATCAGAGAAATTCAAAATGGCTCGCGGCGGGAAGCGTGAAGGCGCTGGCCGGCCTGCTGGTTCGCTCTCGCAAAAGACACGTGAGGTGGCGGAGAGAGCGGCAGTTGAAGGAATAACGCCTCTCGAATTCATGCTCAAGGTTTTGAGGGATGATGAAGAAAGCATGGACAAGAGAATGTGGGCTGCTGAGAAGGCAGCGCCATATGTCCACCCCAAGCTTTCGAATGTCGAGGTTGCCGGCGACCCTGACGCCCCTATCCGCCACAAGATAGAGTTTGCCATTGTCGACCCTAAGGGTTGAAGTTCCTCGCAAGCTCAAACCGCTCCTATATCCGAAGCGATACAAGGGGGCCTATGGTGGGCGAGGGGGAGCAAAGTCTCATTTCTTCGCGGAACAGATCATCCTCCGCTGCTATTCGCGATCGACGCGTGTCGTCTGCATTCGCGAAGTTCAGAATTCGATAAAGGATTCGGTCAAGCAGCTACTCGGAGACAAGATCAGCAAATTTGGTCTGGAAGCTGAGTTCGAAGTCCTCGAGACTGAGATCCGTGGCCCGAACGGCTCGGTCATCATCTTCAAGGGCATGCAGTCTTACAACGCTGCGAATATCAAGTCGCTCGAAGCTTATGACATTGCATGGGTAGAGGAAGCGCAGACGCTAAGCCAGGCGTCTCTTGATATGCTTCGGCCAACGATGCGCAAGGCCGGGTCCGAGCTGTGGTTCTCATGGAACCCGAGATACAAGACAGACCCGGTCGACGAGTTCTTTCGAAAGCGGCCGCCGGCCGACAGCGTATCGGTCCAGATTAATTGGGTGGATAACCCGTGGTTCAAGGACACGCCGCTCTATCAGGACATGCTCGACGATTTTGCGGCTGATCCTGACAAGGCAGAACATGTCTGGAACGGGGCATATGGCTCGGGTCAGGGCGCCATTCTCGCGCGTTATGTCAACAAGGCCGAACGAGAAGGCCGTATCAACGACAGTGTTGAGTTTGATCCGCACGGTGCGCCGGTCGAGATATCGAGCGATATCGGTTTTCGAGACACGGCGTGCTGGTGGTTCTGGCAGCGCAAGATCGGCGGTTTCTCGCTGTTCGATTATGACTTCGATCATGGCCTCGATGCAGATGACTGGATACCACGCCTTCAGGATAAACTGGTCGGTCTGGGGATACCGCTCGCCAAGCTTGGCAAGATCTGGTTGCCACCGGACGCGAAAGCCAAGACCTTCCAGAGCAAGCATTCCGCGATGGAGAAGTTTCTACGCGCTTTCCCCGGCAAGATCGTCATAAAGCCTGGTTCCAAGAAATCGGATCAGATCAGCGCGGCTCGCAGAATAATTGAGAGCTGCGAATTCAACAGAACGCGCTGCGAAAACGGGATCGATGGCCTGTCCGCCTGGGAATTCGAGTGGAACGAAGACAACCAGGTCTTTTCGCGTGAGCCAGTGCACAATTGGGCATCTCACCGTGGCGACAGTTATTCCTACGGCTGCGAGATCATGCAAGGGCTTCTTCCTGAGCCGGTTGAGAAGCCGAAGCCCGTCATGATGCAGGAAATGACCTTTTCACAAGCTCTCAAGCTTACCCCTCAGCGCAAGGAACGTATATGACAGACAGCGCTGAAGTCTACACTGACGACGAGACTGCGCCCCAGGAAGAGCAGAGCTATGATCTGGCGAAGGTCGGTCGCAAGTGGAAGGGCGAGTTGGAGCGCTATGCTCGCTATGCCGAGAAATACAAGACGCGTTGTGAGAAGATCGAGAAGCTTTACCTGCAGCAATCGTCGCAGGACACGTCCGATCGCAATTATGCCATGCTATGGGCGAATACGTCAGTTCTGCAGCCGGCCGTCTATGCCCGCGTTCCTCAGCCTGCCGTAGAGC